GCGTTGGTCGAATACATCACAAGATCGGAAACCTCACAGCCCGCGTAACCGTCAAAGTCAATCCCGGTAATTGCGCCGTTGAGGATCAGCTGGGTGCGAAGGCCATCACCAAAGATGCGCTGCCGCGTGCCGGTGAATAGAACCGGATTCCAGTTCCAGTCGCCGGCTGGTATAAATGCGTAGCCATGGGACGAAAGAGCGGACTGGACAGCCGTGGCAACCGCCGCCGCGCTAGACGCCGTTGTGACCCCGTAGCGGCGGATATCTCCACGGTCCATATCTGATGGATACGCATAGTTCGTCGGCGTCACGCCGGCCGAAATCTCGGCGGCGGTGCGGGGGTATAGATATGAGCCGATGGTGGACTGCGACAGGGTGGTGCCAGCCGTCAACTGTGTGGCAGGCTCCAGCTTTCCGGTGGTGGCGTTCCAGTACGCATACTTGCCGGCACGGGTCGCCTTGCTGGGCCATTCCATGTCACTGGCTGTCACAGTTTCGGTCATCGACACCCGAGACGCACGACCGACCAGCACTTCCAACTGCTGCATCTTCATCGTGATGTCGTCGAGGTCCTGCTCCAGCACCTCGGCCGGGATCTGGCCATAGCTCGCGTACTGGTCCGCAGTGCGCGCTATGGACATGTCCCGGTAGATGGTGATGATCGCGCCATTGGCCTGGGCGCTCGTGAACGTGAGCGTGCCGCCGCCACTCACGCCTGCGCCCGTCAGGGTGTAGTCCGTGTTCAGCGTCTTGGTGACACCATCCACGTTGCACACCACGTCCGAGGCTGCGCGGAACTCGAAGTTGGCGGAGAACGCGGTCTGTACCCCGTTGCCGGTGTACTGGCGGCGCGGCTCGCTGTCAGAAATCGTGAGTGACATCATTCATCTCCGAATAGCCTCTGGCGCTTGCGCAGCCGATATGCGGAGATGCGATCTGCGAACCCGGTGTTCCGGGTTTCAAGTTCTTGTTTGGCGTAGCGGTCGGCCTGCTCCTGCACCTGCTTGAGCAGAGTGACGCGGTAGTCAGGCGTGGCAAGAGCATACACGGACGAGTCCATCACTTCACCCAGCTGATCCTTGAAGGTCTTGCCCTCGAAGATGGGTTCCGTGCGGCTGATCCGCACCAGTTCGTCGTATTCCTCGGCGGTGAGCTTCATGCCCTCCACGCGCTTGCCCGGCATGGCCACCGGGATGGTGCGCGTCTCGTTCATGACGGAAACCATCTCCAGCAGCACCCGGTCCTTGGTTTCCTTGGTGTCCGGGAACGGGGACATGATTCCGATCAGCGAACCGCCCTTGTACTGGATGGGCTGGCCGAACATGTCCCGGCGAGGGGGCGCGTCCTCGCTCCACCCCGGGATACCGGACTGGGCGCGCAGCTTGTCCGTAAAGGTCCAGCCCTCGCGGATCACGGGGTCCTGGATCTGGGCAGCCTGTCGGCGGAATGCAGAGAACGGGACCAGTGCAGAGCCCGTGGACTGCAGGAAGTTCGCCATGTAGCGCTTCGGGTCAGACAGCGCCTCGGAGAAGTCCGCCACGCCCTGCAGGAACGTCTTGGACATGGTGTTGTTGGCCACACCTGCCGTGATCGCTGCAATGGCGTTGTTCGTCTGCTCGGCCTCGTCCTTCATCTCGTCGTCGTAGTCGAGGAAGGCGAGCAGTTCTACGGTGTCGGCGGTGGCTCCGATGACGTAGGCGAGCGGCTCTGATCGCGCAAACGACTGATACGTGACCGACCCGTCAGGGTTTTCGATTCGGAATGAGTACGGCTGCCACCCCGTGGCCTCCAGTACCTTGCGTGCGTCCGTATTCTGCGGGCCGCCCCCGGTGATACGACCATCAGCAGCGGCCATAGCAACAGCACCGACAGTAAGCGTGCCCATTGAGACTCGAGCCAGTGCCAGGTCGCGTTCAGGTCCACCATTGGCTATCGCCTGCCGGAAGCGGGCCGAGAAGATGGCCAGCGGCGAACGCTCGGCAAGGCCAGCCATGAATACATTGATGGGGGTCCTGATGAATGGGGCCACGAGGAAGCCCGCAGGGGCCTTGTTTATCAGGTTCTGCGCCGCCTTGCCACGGGGGCCCAGCGGGTCCTGGAACGTGGCATAGCTGGCATAGTCCTCGCCCGCCTTCATGGCCTCCTCGGGCGGGTCGTTCATGAACCGGGTCACGAGGTCAGCAGCCTCGTCCTTGCCCAGCGCCTTGCCCTCGGCCACTTGCGAAACGTGCAGGTACGCCTGCCGCGCCAGTTCTGCCCGGTACGCCATGGCCTTGAAGAACTCGTCCGTGGGGGCCATCACGCGCTCGGTGGGCGCCCGGATCACGGTCCCGATCAGGTCGATGGCCGCGCCCAGTGACGGCGCAGGCACCCCGTCCCGGAAGTAGTTGGCCGAGGAGATGGCCCGGTGGCTGTCCCCCTCGTACTTCAGGATATGGTCAATCGACCCACCCGAACGCATGGACTTGCCCATGACGCGCAGCGCATCCCGGAAGCCCGTCAGCTGCCCGAACAGCATGGCCGAGGCTTCCCCGACCTGCACATGCTCGGGGCCCGGCAGCAGCATCCCAAGGCGTGCAGCCACCCCAGTCTCGACCACGTTCATGGCACCGAACAGGGCATTGGACCCAGCGTTGACCAGGTGCGTCTTGGGACCGGACAGCAGGGAATTGATGAACACCTCCTGCAGCGTGCCAAGTACCCGGGAGCGGTTGTACTTGCGCGTGAGCTGGCCCACGCCCTCGATGGTGTCGATCTGGGACAGCATCTCGGCCAGCTTGTCGGTGTCGTGGCCGTTCATGACCTCCACCGTCTGCTTCAGGCGCGCCAGGCGCTTGCCGTCCTGCTCGATGCCCACGGGGATACCGAAGGCGTTCAGGGCACGGCCAGCCTCGGCGCGGGCGCCCATGAAGCCTTTCTGAAATTCGTCGTGGAACATGATCTGGCGGCGGAACTGCAGGCGCTCGATGTCGGTCGCCTGCCCGCTGTTGATCTTCTTGGCGAGCGTCACCACCCGGTCGGCCGAGGTGTGCAGCACCTGACGGGCGGCAAGGATGGTTTCGGCGTTCAGGGTGCCGCCTGACTCGCGCATCAGGATGGGCGCCACCACGTCCTCGGCCACGTCCAACTCGGAGGCCAGATCCTTCAGCTGGTCATTGGTGATGACGTTCCTGCGCGCCTCGTCGATCTTGCCAGCGTTGCGCTGGGACGTGTCCGCGATCAGCGCCTTCACGTCGTCAGTGGTTTCCATCACGTCGAAGTTCGGCTGGAACGACTCGTCCAGTTTGTAGTCGCCCAGGTTCAGGTTCGCCAGCCGATCGGGTTCCGTGTTCGGCACGATGTCGGGCGGGGGCTGATCTGCCACTGCCGCGGGCTTGACGGGCTTGGGCGTCGCCTTGGGCTTTACAGCCACGGGCGCATTCACCGGCACGGGATCGACAGCCGATGGCGCGGTGGGCGGCGGGGGCGCTTCAGGGGCAGGCTTCACCGGGGGCGTGGCTTCGCCCTTGGCGAGCTTCGCGGCCAGCGCCTCGGCTTCCTGCTCGGCCTCGCGCTTCACCACGGCCTTGGCCGAGCCCTTGATCACCGCCTTGCTGAGTCCGAAGTCAGGCACAGGTCATTCCTTCTTCACGATCTTTGCGTGTTTCGGATCGAACAGGACAATGTTTCTGGTCCCGTCCCCAGCAGTGCGTGAACCGGCATCGAAATACTTGATCCCGGGGATTCCCGCATCGCGCATCATCTCGGACAGCTTCTTCGCGCCGACTTCAGAGGCCACCGTTTCATAGATTCCGCCAGCCGCTCCGGGGTAGTCGAACGGCCCATAGCCCGCGTTCTTGAGGGCGTTCTTGTCGCCCGCATCGGCGGCCTTCACGGCCTTCAGGAAATTGCCCCAGCCGTCCTTTTCGAGAACCTTCTCAAATGCGGCGCGGACAGTGGGGTCCTGATCCTTCAGTGGCTTGTCCCAGTCGAGCATCTTCCCCACCTGCTCGTCGGGGATGTCCACGGTGTAGAGCTTGCCCTTTGCCGGCTTTATTCCCCCGCGAGCCTGAAGTTTGGAAAGAACTTCCAAGTCTGCTTTCGCGGCCGAAGCGACTGGGGAACCAGACTCTGCAATATCCTTGGCCTTCTGTATTGCTGCGGATAAGTCGCCCTTCCGAACGGCATTTCTTACGTTCAAATGTTTCAAGCTGCTAGGGTCGAATATCTTCCCATCGCCAACTTCAAACACATCTCCCGCAAGTTGTTTCTGGTATTGCTTTGCGACGGTAGGGGATTCAGCAAAGTACAGCCCGTGACCGTAAGCCTGAACGCCTTCGCCCGTTCCGATGGTTTTGTCGTTTAGCGCAAACTGGTCGAAGTTGTGCTGCGACCCATGGAAAGAAATCATGCCCCGCTGCGCGCCCGGACTTCCCGCAGGCGGCCCCGGCTTGAACAGTTCCCCGGACTTCGCAGCCCTGAGCGTCTTGCCAGCCACGAAGGCGAAACTGGAAAACGCCGCCCCAGCCAGTTGCGAGTCCAGCGCGTTCTTGAACCGGCCCTCCATCGCGGAGTCGTTGGGATCGCTGGCGAGGAAATCGATGGCCGGGCCAATCACGGCAGCGTTCGGGTACACGGTATTGAGCAGGTCAGCGAACCGCCCCTCGTGCGGGTCCCACACACTGAACGACACCGCAGCATCCGCCACCACGGCCTTGCCGAGGTTCGCCATGGCACCGACTTCAGCACCCGCCCCCAGCAGCTTCATGGAGCCCATGAACGGGATGGCGAACTGCAGGGATTTCTGCGTGAACACGTCCCCGCCCGTCGAGCCGAATGCAGCCTCATCCCGCAGTGCGTTGGCCTGCTGCATGAAGTCCGGGGCCAGATCCTCCAGCCGGATCTCGGGCACAGGCTTGACCTCGTTCTGCACGCCCATGTCCTTGGCCGTGCGCTTGTTGTCGAGGTTCGTGGCCGCGCCCCACACATCGGCCCCCATCTGGGCCGTGTTCTTAACCATGTCGAACAGGGCCACCAGCGCATTCTTGCCCGTGCGCTCGGGGTCGCGCAGGCTGCTCGCAGCTTCCCCGACCGTGTGGCCAAGGGACGCCAGAATGCCCTCGTGCGAGTCCTCCTCGCGGGCCTTGGCGAGGCTCTGCTGGTAGGCGGCCTCCTCCGGGTCCTGGCCACGGACGGCAAGGTACTGGGCTTCGAGGTTGCCACTCACTGCTCGGCCCTCTTTTGCAGGTCAGCGATGCGCGACGTGATCCTGTCGATGTCTCCCTGGATCGTTTCCCGCTCGCGCTTGCCGCTGGCCTTCTCCAGATCCGCCTTGCGACCGGCAAGACGCTGCTGGTAGGTCTTGAGGTCGGCCGCAGCACGGCCACGCAACACGTCCTTGATGACCGCCTCGGACACCTCGATGGCCTTGGCGTCGCGCTCTGCATCAGGGATGGCCTGCATCCGGTTGTAATACTCGGTCATGGCGCGGCCACGGGTGCGCCCCTTCTCCTCCGACAGCGACTGCATGGAGCCTGGAACGATGCCCAGCTCGGCGTCGATGCGGCGGCGGCCTTCCTGCAGCGGGTTGGTGTCCTGCCACCCGGCAACCTGCTTGCGCCGGTCGTTGATCAGGTCCATGCGCGTGGCGTAAGTCAGGCGCTGGTTCCCTGCGATCTCGGCCTCGGTGAAGTCGAGCAGGTTCGTGCGGACGTTGAACTCCTCGGCGTCGTCGTCGGTCTTGGCCGCGCCGCTGCTCAGTTCGTTGCGCAGGGTGCGGGCCACGCCCGGGTCCAGGTCGTCGTTCTCGACCATGCGCTGCAGGGTGCCGATGGTCAGCTGGCCTTTCAGCAACAGGTCCGTGGCTTGCTTCTCGCCCGCCGCCCAACGGCCCTTGAGGTCCGCCGTTTCCTGCTGCGCCGCTTCCAACTGCACCCGCTGGTGCAACTGCACCCGGTTGATCAGTTCCCCGACGAACTTCATCTTGTCGTCGTCGGACATCAGGGCCGAGTCGGTTTTCATCACCTGCTCGATCACCTGCATGGGTTTGCCGCTGGGGTTGTCCAGTTCCCCTTCCAACTGGCCAATGACCACCTGCTGGCCGGCGCGCTTGTACATCTGGTCGATGCTGGCCACACCTTCCCGGTCGGTCAGCAGCCCCGCGTCCACGTCAGCGTGAACCGTGTCCACGTAGGTCTGCATGAGCGATTGCCCATGCACCTGTTCCTGCGGGTCGGTCGAGGTCAGGTAGCGCGAAATCGCATCCGACATGGCCTTGCGGCCCCGCTCTGACTGGGCCTGCGCGTTCGCCTTGTCCTCGGCTGCCTTCAGGCGACCGATACGGGAAAGCCCTTCAGCCTCCCGCTGCTGGATGGCCTGCGCAACCAGAGGCTGGGCGCGGCCCATCACGTTCGGCAGGACCCCGTTGCGGTAGCCCTCCACAGCCGTGCGGAACTTCTCCGGGTCCGTGCCAGCATCCGCCTCGAGCCGGGCGATGTTCACCTCGGCGTCGGCGTAGGTGTCCATGGCCGAGGCTCGGACCAGGCCCTCGTTGTAGGCCCGGTTCGCGGCATTCCATTCGGCCCGCAGCTTGGTGCTTCCGCCCTTCGCAGCCTCGGCGCCGGCCTGTCCTGCCCGCGCGATGGTGCCCTCGTCCACGATCTGCTGCTGGCGCTGGGAGAACTCCCGGAGCCGGTCTGCAATCGTGCCGAATACCTGCGCCTGGCCCGTGTCCACGGCGCTGGGGTTGAAGTATTCGCGGCGCTGGAATCCTGCGGCCATCACTTCGCCTTTGGCTTGGGGCCGGCGATGGACCCATAGGCGGATGCGCCAGCGGCCACGAGGGACCCGGCCGCGCTGATCGTTCCCACCATCTTGGCGTTCCTGCCAGCCGCTGACAGCCCCGCCTGACGGCTTGCGTTCATGGCATCCCCCGACAGGGACTCAAGGTTGTATTCGCGCAGATCGCGGTTCACCAAAGCCATGTTGGAGCCGTCCAGCCCGCCGCCCGACACCGCCGCCGCCAGGTTGCGCTTCGACAGCGCGGACAGCAGCCGGTTGTTGCGCTCGATCTGACGTTCCCGCGCGGCCATCTTCTCTTGCTTGGCCTGCTGCTGGTACTCGTACTTCTGCGCCACGCCGGACTCGTATTGACCATATGCGGTCGCGCCGGCAGCGACGGCAAGCAGGGTCAGACTGACCGGATCGGCCATTATTGGATCTCCATGTCGTACTCGACGCCCAGCAGCGTCATGGGCAGGGGCAGTTCCTGCGTGATGTCGATGGCCTGCTGCGTGCCCCACCCTGCCAGTCGAACCTCGAACTGGCCCGTGAGCGCGGCCGGCGCAGTGTCCAGCGCGTCCACGTCCAGATGCCGCTCGGGCATGGGATAGCCGTTGACCTTCAGGCCCTGGGTCTGCCGAACCAGACAGCGGCAACGGCCCAGCCGCGTGCGGCGCATCTGCGTGGGACCAGTGGCCAACTGTGCCGCCACGGGCATAAGCTTCACCTGCGTGGTGAACCCGAGCCCGATCTCGAGGGATGAAATCGTGGCCTCGACCGTGACCGATCCAGCAGATGGGGTCCGGTTCAGCATCGGCGCGTCGTTGCCGCGCAGCGAGCAGTCCAGCCCGTTCAGGTGGCTGGATACGCTCCACGTCGTAGCAGGCGCTCCGGTGGTCTTGTACGCGCTGTCGGTGTAGTAGCTGGTGTCGTGCTTCTCGATGTACCAGCGAACCACGTTCGATCCGTCAGCCCGCTGGACGAGGAAATAGGCCGACTCGCCCAGTACGGCACAGGCGAGGAAGTCGCCATCCGTCTGCCAGCGGGTCCACGCGGCGATCTCCTCGTTTCGCAGGGTGTTGAGCACCGCCACGGTGGAGTCCGCGTTGACCACGTAGAGGTAATTCGTGTCGTCGTCACCCGTCGCACGCTGCAGGGCCATGTCCACCGGGGAGTCGAGCAAGTGCGCGGCCAGCCGTGACAGGCTCGTGGCGCTGTAGGCGGCCTCCACGTCGTTGTAAAGGAACTGATACAGGCCACGCCCATACAGGTCCAGGAACAGCGTGGCGCCCTCTACCTGAATCGGGCGGGCGTTGGAACTGCCGTAGGTGGTCTGCAGCCGGAAATTGCTGTTCTCCGGGGTGATCGGGAAGTCAGGAACGAAGAACTCGGCCCCTTCCGTGAACACCTGCAGGTGCCGACCCGGCAGCACGTTAACGATGGCGTTCACCTGGTCGGTATCGAGCGTGCGCTGTATCGCGTCGTCGTCGAGCCCTTCGCCCAGGTTGAAGTTGTAGAAGTTGTTCGACCCCGACATGAACACGGTCTGGGGCTTGGACTTGGTGCCGCCGAATACCATGCGGTTCTCGAAAAAGCACACCGAGCGGGGATAGCCACGGGTGGCGCTCCATGCGTCCTCGGTGCGCGGAACCCCGCCCGTGATCTGCGCCACCGCAATCGTGCCGGTTCCGGTCGTGGCATAGCCGGTCATCAGTTCGTAGTTCCGGGCAGCCCCGCCCGAGAATGTCACCCGATACGTGGTGCCCGCCGTGTACACACAAGCCACCTCGCCCGTGCCGGTGTTGTACAGCTTGGCGAGGGCCGCGCCGATTCGCTGGGCCGTGGCCGAGGTGTTCGTGTCGTAGGTGATCGACTCGGTAACCACGCCCTCCAGGTCCAGCTTGAACGTGTTGCCAATGCTGAACCCGGTGAACGTGATGTCCTGCACTTCGGCAGTCACGGCAGGGCTCGAACCGTCGTTGTAGTCGATCTGCGGAACGTAGTCGAAGCTGATCGAGGAAAGCGTCCACAGATTGTCGGCCGCTCCACGCACCAGCAGCCGTGGGGCATAGTCCTCATGCACCAGGATCATGGTGTCAGCGGTCTGCGCCCACTTGATCTCGCGGGATACCGTTACCGGCCACGGGCTGGCGAGGTAGGGATTCCCGCTCCCGTTGATGTTCGTCACCATCGCGTCGTTCTTGAAGAAGTAAATGCGCGAGTCAGCGAACACGAGCAAGTACTGGTCGTCGGTCGAGTTGTACGAGAACGCGGCCAACTGCATGTTCCCGGCCACCGCTGTGGGTATCTCGTCCAGATGCTTGAGTCCGCCCCTGCGCCGGACCCCGCCGTGGGGGATCACCACCACGTCATCGCCCACCTGCATACCGTTCTGGTAGTGCGTGATGTCCGCGCGGGCATTCAGCCGGGGGTCGAGTACCCCGGACGTGAAGTTACTTTTATGCGTGGTGATCTTGGCCATCAGCCGCGCACGGCAATGAACGGGGACGACCGCAAGACCTGGTTCGGGCGCTGCATCGCATCAGACGACAGGGCCGCAGCGAACTGCATCCGGGCATCGTTCTGCAGGGACACCTTCAGCTGCGCGTCGTTCGTGATGGCCATGCACATGCGGGCGGCCAGCTCCAGCGACAGCAGGCGCACGAACGGGGGCGGCAGGTAGCTTTCGCTGACCTTCTCCACGTAGTCCACGGCCAGCGAGGGAGCGTGGGCGTACAGCTTCAGGCCATAGACCTCGTATGCCTGGTCGGGATACACCCTCAGGATGCGCAGGCACTGGGCCGGCAGGGTGTACTGGTAGGTCCACTCGTTCAGGGGGGTGTCCGTGTCCCGGGACAGGTCGGCCTTCTGCATGGCGAACCGCCACGGGGCCTTGCCCAGCAGGTCCTCGTACACATCGTCATAGACCTGGTTGGCCACGGTCACACTGAGCTTGTTCTCGCTCAGGGACGTGAGCACTTCATCGCCCAGCTCTACCAGCGCGTTGTTGACGACTTCGAGCTTGGCCGTGCCCATACAGATGTCCCGTGGATTTTCAAGAGTTTGCCCGCCATCGGGAGGTCATTGGCGGGGCCATGTGTTGCTACCTGCGGCGCAGGAAACTGCCGCCGCCCGGGATCAGCGTGCCGGTGTAGTCGGTGCCGTTCGGGCCGTACTGAACGCCAGCGGTAACGGTCGAGGGATCGGGATACACAGCCACGCCACCGATGCCGAGGGTGCCGGTTGCAACAGTGACCGACTGGCCGGAAAGCCCAGCCGATACCGTCACGCCGATGTTCCCGACTGCCACCGCTACCTCGGCCCCTGACACGGGCGAGGCGAACGACACGCCGAGCGTGCCCGCCGCTGAAGTCACCACCGCCCCGGACAGCGCCGCACTGATGGCGGGGACCATCGTGCCAGCAGCAACCGCCACGGCCTGCCCAGTCATCCCCAGGTCCATGGTGACGCCCAGGGTGCCGGTGCTGGTTGTCACCTGCGAGCCCGTCAGGCTCACGCTCGTGTCGCTGCTCGCGTTCGGCGTGAGGGTGCCCGCAAGTGCAGACACAGCCTCGCCAGTGAGGGCCACAGACACCGCCGCAGCCAGCGTTCCAGCAGACACCGCCACGAGGCTGCCAGTCGTCGGGATCGAGAACGTAACGCCCAGATTGCCCGCAGTAACGCCTACGGCAGAACCAGACAGGGCGCGGGATGTAGTGGGCGTAAGCGTCCCGGCCGATACGGTCACGGCTTGTCCGGATAGCGCCCGGGATGCGGTCACGCCCAGCGTGCCAGCCGAGACAGTCACGGCCTGCCCGGTCAGGGATACGTTCGTCCCCCCGCCCCCAGCCGCTGGCGGATGCAGGTCACGGTCGAACCATTTCTGGATAATCAGCGACACGTCACCACCATTCCCGAACGTCGGTTTCCATCGTCATGCCGCGCGATTGGGGACGGCGGTGGCGGCGAGGCTTCTGCGCGGATGGGCGGGAGGTGAATGGTCCGGCAAACCCTACACCCGGCCCAGCAGCGTGGAGCGCGTATACCCCACGCTTTGAAGGCGTCCACAGTCGATACTCATCTTCCGTAGTCAAAGACCCGGCCGTCGTCAGGTTTCGGCCGTTGCCAGATCGGTCAACGACTTCGGTCGTGTTCCTGAGCCGCCAATGCGCGTTGATGCTCGCCGGGAACATCACCCGCTCAAAGTAGCTCTCTACGTCAAGCTCTGCGTCCGTCAGCGCTCGATCCCATACCTTGAGATTCCATACTCGCTTGTCAGCGTAGTATGTGGAAAACAAGCCGCCGAACCATATATTTGTAACGGCGGCAATGGTCGATGCTATCTGTCCCGTAGTGGTCACGTAGGTAGAGCTACCGGCCGCCCTCCACCCGCCCTTCTGCTGGCCGGCTCCATTACCAGAGCACGCGATGTACCAGAAGAAATCCACGCCAGTCCCAGGACGGGAACCCAGTGCGACGTTACTTACCGCCGCGCTAGCGTCATAAGCAACCAGATACATGTTGTTGTCGCCGCCGTCCCACAGCAGCGAGTAGCCGTCTGTATTGCCGGCATCCAGCGCCCATACCAGTGGCTGCGGGACTGCCCCAGTATCGGAAATAATCCGCGACCACCCGCAGATGGTGAACGCGGTATTTGAAGGCAGCGAACTTGACCGGGTCAGTTCGTCGCCAGCGGCATCTAAGCGGACAGACACTTAGCCACCGTCGTCTTGGATCTCAAGACGAAAGAAATTCGCATCTCCCGTGGCCGTATCACTTCCCGAACTGCCGGTCCTGCGAAGGCGGAAACGCACCATGTCCGCAGCCGCAACGCTGTCGTTGTTTGTCAACGTGATGCTGATCTGGTCGATATAACCAGCCGTACCTGGCGCAGCCGTAGCCGACGATGCGTTGACCGAATCCAGCGACTCGGATGAGTCCGTATCAACCGAATCGCCGTCAGAAATAGCCTCAACCGCTACATCCCACACCGTATTCCCGGACGTAGCCGAGGCCATCGCATAGGTGATTTTCGCGGTTAGCGGGGTAGTGATCCCGACAGGTGCAACCCAGTCAAAGTACACCGCTTCATCCGCTGTGTCATCAAACGCCAGCAGCGCACGGGCACCAGAGGCATCCGAGCTAACCCCAGGCGCGGGAAATGTCGTGCTCTTGAACTGCCCGTCAGTGGGCAGAAATATCGCGACAGTACGCGCGGCCATCTACAGCCCGTGAGCCGCACGCCACTGGCTAATCAGCGCGGCTGCGTCCAGATTTGGATTGCCCGTGGTGCTGTCGTCCGTGTTCCCAGTGAGGCTCTTGTAAGTCACCTGCCACTGCGCCCACGTACCGCCGCCATAGAGGTTCGTGTTCTTGAGCGTGAACGTCAGCGGCTGCGTGGCGAAATACACGTTGCCTTTCATCACAAGGCCCGACCACGGGTTAAGGGACAGCGCGTCGCTGTCGCTGAACATCTTGCCGGTGGTGTTCTGGATGATGTTTCCAGAAAACTCAACGTAGTCCGAAGGCTGCCTACCGGGGGCGTCCGACTCGTTCGTCGCATACAGCGCAGCGCGGCCACTGGTGCCCACGTTGATGCACTTGTTTCCCGTCACCCGCGCATTGTGGCTGCTTGATACACCGAAGCATCCGCCCGTCGCGTTGATGATGATGTTGTTGCGAGCGATGCCGTCGAGGGATTCAAAGGTCGTTTTGGTGGTATCGCCGCAGCCCTTCACCAGCCGGTTAGCATCCGTCTGCTGACCGAGCATGAACGCATGCTGGGCATCAGGCCCGCCCACGTTGACCACGAGGTTATCTTCAATGACCGGCCGGCAGGCATTGCCCTTGGCATAGGCGGCAACGTTCGGAAGGTCGTGGAAGTAGTTGCCGATGACCTTGAGATCATCCCCGCCAGTCTTATCGACCCCCTGCGCGTTTGCGGAGATCGGGGTGACAGTGGCGTCCTGATAAAACTCGTTACCCGTGATCGTCACGCGCGACGCGGTGCGCACTGCCTTCACAATGTCAGCGTAGGAGCAGCACAGCTTGTTGTTCACCAGCTGTACATCGGACAGGTCAACCTTGATGGCGTTGCCGTCTCCCTGTCCGCTCTTGCTCCCCTGAATCGTCAGGTTCTCAAAGCGCCAGAAGGCAGACGGGCACACCGACCCCGCAGGGGCGTATTCATCACAGCGGGAGTCATACAGGTACACCGAAGGGCCGATGCCCGTTCCACGGATCACAACGCCAGGACCTGCGCCCTTGAGCGTGATCCACCCCGTAGCCGTACCCCAGTTGCGGACCTGCAATTCACCGTAGGTTCCCGGCTGGGCCAGGATCGTATCCCCCGGCTTGACCACAGCATGCGCACGATTCAGAGAGCACGCCGAGGCAATGCAGTCCGATGACGCGCTGCCATTCGGCGTCACGTTCAGCACGCGGCCACCAGAGGGCGGAGGATCAACGGGGGGCGGTGGGGGCGGAGGAGGATCAACAGGCGGGGCCGCCGTGACCGTGACAGTAGCCGAGGCAGAGCCGCCACCGCTGCATGACAGGCCAATGGTCGCGGTCGCGCTGATCGGCGCGCTGATGCTGCCCGAAGGCGTGGGCATGACCTGAGACTGGCCAAGCGCGGAAAGCGTTGCAGCCCCGGCCGAACATGCATAATTGATCGTCACCGTCCCAAGGCCCACAAGGGACGTTGGCGACACCGTGAGCGTAGCCACGGGAGCATCGGGGACAATCGACACCGCAACGCCCGTCGAGGTCCTGCAGGTGTACGCACGGGCAACCCCAAGGGCCTTTGCCGCGTCAATACAGGCCGCTTCCGTTGCGTACCGCGCAACAATGCTGGTGCCACGGTACAGCGGCCAGTCTCCCGGTGTGACGGTTGCAACGGCTGCCGCAAGCGCGGCAATCGGGAAAAGCGCGCACAAGGCCAGAAACCGCTTCATGTTCTACTCCGGAAGTCGAATGGCGTTCAGATCGTCAACCGTCGCCGCCGCGTCGATTCGCGGGTCGGCCGGCATGTCGCGCAGCGCCTGGCGCCGACGTTCGACCGCAGCAGCCTCGTCGGCCTTTCCCTGCCCGAATGCTCGCGACCATTGCGCGTCCAGAGCAGGGAACACCGCCGCCCGCTCATGGCGCAGGTGTTCGCGCTTCAACTGCTTGGCCTTGCCCATGTCGTGAACGATGGATTTGCCATCATCCACCCACGCATTGCGAAAGGTGCGATCCTGCGGAATGTCGCCCTCGGACAGGCGCCGCCACGACACGAATGGCCGGTCCTGAAATGCCGCGTTCAGGTTCTCGACGATCACGGCGTCGATGGGGTCGCGCTTCCACTGGTGCGCACCGCTCCAGTACGCGCCGGGAGGAAGCAAGCTGCCGCGCCCGGTCACCATGAAGTAGTGAATCACCTGCGTGCCATCTTCGAGCGTGACGGACAACGGGATGGCGTCGTATCTGAATTTTTCCATTACTGATCACCCAGACCGCTGATGTGCCACGCCGTCGGGTCTTTGATGAGCGAGGTGGTTGCCGTGTTGTCCACGCAGTCGCAGCGCAGCGTTCCCGCCGCCTGGCCAGCCGAGCGGATGTGCGGCTCGCGGGTGTTGGCCACGCTGTAGGTCGTGCTCGTCATTTCCACACTGACTTGTGCGCAGTAGTCCACGCTCGAAAAGTCGGTGGCGATGGTCACGGTGATGTCGCCCGTGCCGTTGTCCGTCAGGCTCGTGACGTTCCAACTGGCGAGCACGTTGCCGGTCACGCCGGCCTTCACCCAGAACTTGGACACGCCGGGGTGCCAGTTCACGCCCTGCGGGGTCACGTACTTGTCCGTGGCGGTCCCGGCTTCCATTTCGGCTTGCGTCGCCGCATTGCCGACGGAAGGATACTCGCCGCCGTTCGCATCCAGGTGGAACCAGCGGCCCGACTCGTCCAGCACCAGCGACTCGCCAGCCAGCAGCGTGACCTTGGAAAGCACGGACGTATTGGTGCCGTCCGTCACCTGCGCCGTCACCACCGAACTGCTGCTGGCGTGGTTGTTGTAGGCGGTCAACGTCTTGACGTTGTAGACGTGGCCAGAGGTCAGGCCCGTAGCGTCCACGATGTCGGTCGTGGTGGCGGTGGTGATCGACGCGGCAGGGCCGAGGTTCGGCAGCGCCTGAACCACCGGTGGCGCTGCATTATCCGCCTGCATGGCGGAAACGTGCACCTCGATGTCCACGGCCGACGCCGTGACCAGTTGCAGCTTGTCGGTGTTGCCGCGAAGGATCAGCACTTACGCGAACCGAATCAGGCCGGTACTCGCGTCATTGGTGGGCATGGTCAGGGAGAAATTGCCCGCCGTAATGCTCTGCGAGCCGAACGTGAACACGCCGATGTTCCGGTTCGAGTCCGTGGTGCTGTAGATCATCACCGCGTCAAACGCACCCGAACTCGTGAGCGTGGTCCACGAGATGGACGCGGAGGGCGTCCAGTAAGCCGTGGTCGAGGTCAGGCCCGCCGAGTTGGCGTTCGTGACGCTGGCACCGCCCGCCGTGTAGTTGCCCGTTGCGGCCAGTTCACCAGTCGAGGTGTAGACCGTGTTCGTGGGGCCAGTCGTGGCCGAAGCCAGGTACAGGGCTCCCTTGAGCGTCTTTCCGTCCAGGATGGCGCCAAGGGCCGCCTGCTTCGCTACACCAGAAACGCCTTGCGAATTGGCCACAGCGCCCCCTTAGCCCAGCGTTCCGGTCGGGGCCATCACGTCCAGCGCACGCAGGACAGACACCCACGTATCACGCCGGACCATCTCGCCATCCATCCGCCACTCGGTGACATACACCCGGGCGTTGTCCTGCCAGGTGATGGAGTCCCACACTTCCAGCTGCTCGATGGGAACCAGGCCCTTGGTCGTGTGGATGAGCATCAGGCACCCACCGCGCCGGCAACCATGCCGCGCACGTCCGTGGCCAGCGAGGCCAGCCTGTCGCGGGTGGCCTTCAGTTCTTCCTTGGCAGCAGCAGCGGCAGCCCGGGCCGCATCGCGCTTCTGCTCGGCCTCGGCCATGACCTTGGCAGCTTCAGCCTTCGCGGCCTCCACCACGCCCTGCGCGGCCTTCTCGATCTCCACGGCCTTCGCCTTGGCATCGGTCAGGATCTTTTCAGCGGCGGCCTTGGCTTCCGCTTCGAGCTTGGAGTGAACCTCGCCCAGCCCGTCGATCTGCTCGCGGGCGTTGGCGATCTGGGATTCCAGGCTGGACAGTTCGGCCTTCTTGGCCGACACCATCTGCTCGGCAGGCTCCAGCGCGTCAGCGGCCTCTTTCAGCCGCTCCATGCCCTTCAGGAACTTGGCGAAGTTGCGAGTGACCGAGATGGCCTCGCTCAGTGACATATCAGCCATTGCGCCTCCCGAACAGCGTCACGGTGAAGTTGGTCGAGCCGTCGCCCGCCGTGACGTTGGGGCGGATATAGCGGGTGACTTCCAGCACCTGCTCGATCTTGGCCAGGGCCGTGAACGTCAGGGCGTTGCCCTGCGGGTCCACCAGCGCCACGTACACGCTACCGTCGTTCGACCCCTCGATGGTGACCGAGCCGCCCGTCCCCAGCGTGCCGCCGATCTGCACCGAGCGGTCCGCGTAGTCCGCGATCTCAAGCGGTGACCCGGTGTCGCCGTTCAGCAGGCCGGTCCACTGGTAGGTCGCGGACCGCATGTTGTTGTCCACGACTGTCGGCGTGCGAGTGGCCATGGGTTACGAACTCACCCCGCCCACCGACGAGCGATAGAGGCGCCGCAATCCGATGCGGAACATCTCCACCACCTGCTCGAGCTGGGCCTCCGACTTGATGTCCGAGTTGTCCATGAACAGATCCACGTAGCCCGTGGTGGCACCAGCAGTCTGGGCATAGGCAATCTGGCTTTCCGCCAGGCCACCGCCCGAGATGGTGTCCACGTCGATCCTGAAGCGCTGACTGGCCATGCGGTTCTCCTGAAAAACAGGGGGCTAGAGGCTTGAGCCTTTCGCCCCCATGTAGTCCGCTCGCATCTCCGCGTGATTTGAGCGGGTTCGGGGGTCAGTCCGTGTCGGTCGCCGCGATGGCCGAGCCGTCGCTGGTGTCCACCACGCCCGAAGCGTTGGCGTTCACGAACAGCCACTGCTGCGCCGTGATGCCGGTCGGGGTCTTGACTGCGCCGGTAACCACCTTCACGAGGATGGTGTCGCCAATGGCCAGTTCCTTGGACGCGCTGTTGAAGTAGCCTGCGGTGTCCACCGTGGCCGCCGTGTCCAGCGTCGCGTAGGTCCAGAGGCGATGTCCAGCCGGGACGCCCGGGTGGGCGCAGTACAGTCCGTCTCGATTGAATGCCATGACCGATTACTCCGTGAACTGGACGCCGAAGGCGCCCGTGGTATCGACGCACACCGCGCCGGCCTTGAATACGCCATTGACCAGCCAGCTGGTCTTTTCCGCCACGTAGTTGATCTCGGTGCGGAAGTCGATGCCGATGGCAAGACCCACCGACTCCTCATGCCACGCCCAGCCCTGACGGATGTTGCCCGAGACGATGGGCAGGCCACCTTCCTGGCCGGTGCCGGTGCGGTCATCGAACACATGCCACATGAACCCGCCGAACGAGTTGATGTCGCCGTACTGCAGGGCACGCAGGCCGTTGTAGTCGGCGCTCGAGAACTGGGACACGAGCAGGGCCTGTTCGAGGCCGCGCGCCGTGATCGCCAGGTGTCGGCCCGACTTTGGCACACCCGCAGCGTTCATCAGGCGCGACAGGCGCAGCAGCTTGTCCAGGTTGAAGCCCGAAGCCGTGCCGCCCACGTCGGTGTTGACCGAGGCAGCGGTGGCCGTGGCCGCGATGGCGTCGATGATGATCTGGTCCGACCGGCGGCCCATCGCATTGGCGACGGACTTGGCCAGCTCCGACTTCTCGTCGTAGTTGACCTCGGCCTGGGCGAAGATGTCGGTGTAGTCCGCCGCGTGCCAGTTGCTGAGGGTGGCGGTCTTGTTCACATGCGTGATGCCCATCGGGTTCACGCTGTCCTGGATCGCCTTGGTCTTGGCGATGCCACGACCCAGAAGGCGGAAGTTCGCGGTGGAGCCCACCACGTTGCGGCGCACGCGAGTGCTGCCGTTCAGCAGGGCGGCGCCCTGGTACTGATGCTTGACCTCGGCATCGAATTCGGCTTGTGCCGCATCCGTCAGGTAAATCGACATGACCTACTCCAAAGAGCGAAAAACGGTTGGGTTCTTCGCCTCGGTAGGTCCTCTCGGGCCGAGACTTGCGGGGCTGGATGCCCGCCTGCATCACCTGTTCACACCGGGCTGCAGTTGCAGTAGGTCCGGCTGTTCAGGTGCTGCGAGAGTGCGGCAGTGCGCCACACCCCCGCAATACGGTCATGTGTTGCTAGCCGTTGACCACGCGCCCGTTCGAGTCGCGACGCGACGTGCCCACGATGCTTTCCAGCATGGCCTGCGACTTCTTGCGGTACTCGGGGTCGATCTCGACCAGGCGCTGGCCCTTGTCGTTCGTGGCGAAGTGGAATTTCTCCCAGTCCGCTTTCGTGGTGACGGTCGGTGCCGTGTTGCCCTCGCCCTTCGGGATCATCGACGGCGGCCGGGCCTTGGCGATCAGCGCCTCAACCGCGTTCACGGCGTCGGCCGTGGTCAGCATCCCCTTGAGCGTGGCCTGCATCTGCGGGTCGAAGTTGGCCGTGATGTAGTCGCCCACGTCCTTGAGCCGGTGCTGCGCGTTGTCGCCCAGCTTGGCCAGTTCCGCCGCCTTGTTCGTCTCGACCTGCTTCAGGTCAACGCCCAGGAACGAGGTCACCAGTTCCCCGATGGCCTTCTGCGACAGGTCCAGCTCCTTGGCCTTGGTGAACACCGCAGCAATGCGCGGGTCATCCTTCAGCTGCTCCACGACTTCCTTTGGCACCTGCTCGGACGGCTCCAGCGCGTAGCCCTTCTCGGGGGCGCCGATCACGTCGAGCTTCTTGCCCAGCTTGCCCTCGGCCCAGCGCAGCTGGTTGAGCACTACGTCGGCCTTCACGGCCTTCTTGTCCGCGTCCCAATACTTGGGCGCGACGTGCTCCGGGCGGCCATCCTTGTCCACCTTGCCGAACACAGTCTCGACGCCCTTCTCGTCGAACACGAACGACAGGGCGGGCTTGGCGGGTTCAGCCGGGGCAGCAGGCGCAGCAGGGGCTGGCGCAGCGTCCAGAAGTGAATCAGATGCCGCAGGTGCGGCGGTGGTTTCTTCGGCCATGGTCATCCTCCGGTGGGCGGCCCTAAGCGGGCCATATCGAGCTGGGCAAGAAGTTGGCGAACAACGTCCGCCTGTCCTTCGCGGATACCCTGCGCGAATGCGTCCTCACCAGGACGGACAATCGAGCGGGCGAGAAAAACCCTGATCCAGTGATCGAGCAGGCGCTGGCCGGGTTCGTTGTTGAACACGTCCGCGTGCATCTTGGCGATCTCGAACCCCTGCGCCCAGCGCTCGCGCTGCGCCTCGTCCGGGGCTTTGACGAACACGTCAGGCTTGCGTAGTTCGTGAACCAGCCGGCTCATGCAGTGGCAGGCGCGCCCTGTTGCTGGGCCGCAGCAGCGGCGGCGGCAAGCTGCTTCTGCATCTGGTCGCGCTCGCCGTCAGTGCGCAACACGGACGCATCCACGCCCGCCTTCTTGGCGATCCATTCCCCGATCTTGTCGGTCTTGAACGCCAGCATGACCGCTTCGGGTCCGAACGGCGCAATGGACGCCATGGCCGTCTGCAGCGACAGAAGTTCCTCCTGGTCCTGCGCGCGGGCCAGCGGGGACAGATGCTTGAGCGTGACTTCGCGCCCGTCCACCTTGAAGTCGGCCATCTTGCCGATGGACCGCAGCAGGGCCACGCACCGGCCCAGCACGCGCTCGATGAACTCGGTCTGCACCCGGCCAAAGCCCGAGCCCGACAGCTGCACGAAGTCGCGCTGCTCCACGAGGATCTCGGTTGCCGACTGGATGGGCCCTTCCTGCCTGCGCGTGTCGTTCAGCAGGTGGCGCTTGATGTTCCGGCGCAGGTCCTCGAGCACGATCTGCGTCAGGTCCGGGCGGCTGTCCACCACCAGCTGGCGCAGCGTGGGGTTCGCTTGGTCGTTCGACATCACGGGGATGATGGCGTCCGGGGCCACCTGCACCGTGTAGGGGTTCAGCACCCCGTCATTCACCGCAGTGAACGGGGGCGACAGGCCCAGCGCAGCCCCACGCAGGGTGAACTCCACGACCTTGTTCACGGTCTTGATGTCCGGCAGCGCGGCCATTACCGGGCCGCGCCCCCACGTCTCGCCCGGCAGCGACAGCCACCGGAACACGATCATGGGCGAGGTTTCCCCGAGCGGGCGCCAGTACATGACGACCTTCTCGGTCTTGCTGAACACCACGAGGTGATACTCGCGCCGCTTGGGCTCGAAGATCGAGGCCACGCAGAAGTCCACCTTCTCGGCCGGCTTGGTTTCCTTGAGCTTGGTCCACTTCTCGGGCAACTGCGCACCCGGGTACAGCCGCTCGATGTCCACCGGCTTCATGCAACGGTCGATGAACTGCGTCTCGATCATGCCCGTGGGGCCTTCCTCGATCCCCAGCTGCGGCGGCGGCACCGAGTCGAACACGAGCCCATTCTGCTGCTCGTTCAGTTCCACGGTCAGCGCCCCGGTGCCCACGGCCAGGTCCTGGAACGCCTCGTGGGACTTCAGGGCGAAGTTCGAGTGGTTGATGTAGTCGAACAGAATGTCCGTCTGTTCCTCGAGGTACAGCGACAGCTCGTCCGATTCCCGGTACTGCTTGGGCAGGCCCGCGCCCGGGACCAGTTTCGACCACTGGCGCCATGGGGGACAGATGGACGACTGGATGCGGGATGCGAACTCCTGCACCCCAGCCACTGCCGTGGAGTCGAACAGTTCCGCGCCCTTCTTCTGGCCGGCAGCTGTGGCCGTGAACAGATCCCGGTCCGGGATGGCGTAGGTGTAGCAGTCCTGCATGTTGGACTGCCACAGGTCGCGCAGCGCCTTGGCTGCGTCATAGCGCGCGATGATGCGCTCAATCGGGCCGATGGCCGGGGGGATATCCATCACTCGAGCAGCGAGAACTTGGACTTGCGAACGCGGCTCACCACGGCAGCAATGGGGCCACCGCCACCACTGGACGATGCAGCGCCTGTGCGGCCTGCCATGCCCGTGGCACCAGCTGCGCCGGGGACCGAAGTCATGTCCTGCTTGGACTTGAGGTTACCGGACAAGAGACTGGCCCGGGACGATAGCTGCGAGCGGATCAACATGCGTTTCTTCTCGTTGATCGCCTGGTCCTGCCGGTCGATCTCCCGCGTTTGCGCGGCGAGCAAGGAGGCTTCTTCGGCGGTCTGCTTCGGCCTCTTGGCTTTCAGTCCCACGTCGTTTCGCCCTCAGATACTGCGCCAGTTGCCACGGTGTCCAGATCCACCACTTGCGGATGCCCATCACGCGCTTGACGATCTCCACGCAGGTGATCGGTCCAGCCATCCACGGGGTGCCGCTCACCGATTCCGGGATAGCCTCGAACACCCTCGCGGTCGGATCTTCGATCCACGCAGCAGGGTGTGTCGGCTCGTAGTGGTCGAGTATGGCCACATGCACCCGCTCCATCACCGGGTCTATGTGTTGCCATACCGCCCCGTCCCAGATCAGCACGTAGCAGTGCTGATAGCCCGGGCGCAGAAAGCGGGACCACCAGAAATCCACAATGGCCTCGCAGCACACGACGTAGTACCGGCGCCAGGGTTCAGCGGAATACACGCCACGGCTCGCGCTTGGGGATGATCACGGGCGCAGAACCGAATGCCCGGTCCCGCATGGTCACGGCCAGATACCGGAACGCATCCGCTGCGTGGCTCGCCCAGTCGTGGCGGGGCTTGGTCTTGAACGTCTTGGCCTTCTCGTCCCAGTCCTTGCCGTACTCGGTCAGGGCCGAGATCCCACGCTCACAGGCCCGCTCATCGAAGTAGCAGCGCGGGATGATGCGCCGGGCAGCCTCGATCCCATCCTCTACCTCGAGCATGGGCGCGGTCTGGATCGGGGTGATGCCCAGCCCCATGGCCACCTGCTTGCGGCTCTTGCCCGTGCCCAGCTCGCGCACCTCCACGTCGTGAGGCATGACATGGCGACTGAACCGCACGTCCTTGGCTGCGGCCCATGTCTTGAGCCAGTTCGCGTAGTGGGCCAGCCCCTCGCCTGTGTTCTCGTAGTAGGCCACCAGGCGCAACTCGCGCCCCACCACTTGGGCGATCCAGATCGAGGTGGCATCGTCCATGCCCAAGTCCCAGAACGTCTCGCAGTCAACGCCGGGCTCGACCGTCACGGACGTGATGCGCTGGTCCTTCCACGCCTGGGCCATCTGCTTGCCGTAGTACGCGCCCGGGTTCGCAGCCTCGAAGCTGCAGTAGAACTCCTGCTGGATCATATCCTCCGACATGCCCGCAGCACGCTCGGACTGGATTGCCTCCTGCGACAGGGCCTTGGTGTTCTCGACACTGAGCAGCTGGCAGAACCACTCTGGATTGCGCTGCGCCATGCGGTACAGGGTATAGCCGTGGTTCTTGCCGCGCGGGGTGTAGATGAACAGCGCCCAGCCCCCGTTCTCGGCCAGGATCGGGCGCAGGTAGTCCCATGCGTAGGGATCAGCCAGCGAGAACTCGGAGAACGTGATCCCGATGGGCGGCGCTCCCACCAGTGCGTCGTAGCTGTCCGATCCCACCACCTGCCACGTCGAACCGTTGATGAACCGGATCATCATCTCCTGCTCGCGGGTGGTTTCCCTGATCTCCTTCGGGAATGCCTCGTCGATGCGGCGCAGGCCCGTGTGGGGGTTCACGGCCTCCCAGATGGCGCGACGGGCCTGGTTCGCCTTGGGCAGCATGTGCCAGTAGTTGCCCACGCGCTCGAAGGCAGCCGTGGCTGTCCAGTGCAGGGCAATCTCATCCTTGCCCGACCGGCGATGCCATACGGCCACGGCGCGCTTCTTGCGCTCGTGTGCCAGTGCCCGCCATAGCCCATGCTGGTACTCGCGGGCTGTCCAGTTATTTGGCAGCTGCACGTCGGGTCGGGTCTACGATCTCGACCACGAGCGGGCCACCATCCCCGCCCGTGACCTCGGCCCGGGTGAGCTTGGGGACGTGGTACTCGAGCAGGTCGCTGAAGCACTTGAACGCAGCCTCGGGACCCTTGTCGGCCTCGATCTCATCCAGCCACCGCTGCAGCCGCTCGGCGTTTCCGTCCACGAACCGGGCTATGGCCTCCCTCGCTTGGGCTGTCGCCTTGTTCGGCACGCCCTTCTTCCTGCCCTTGCCCGCGTTCGGCGGCATTGTCCCTTTCGGTGCTGCCATCTGCATTCTCCTGCACTGTGCTGTCATTGCCGAGGTAGTCATCTTCCGGCGCCTGCCCGATGTACTCGGCCAGTGTCGCGCCCATGCCGCATTCACGCATGACGTGGAACGGCATGGGGAACTTGGCGTCCATCAGGCTGATGTTGAGCGAGAAGGCGGCGCGGGGATGGACCAGCCGGGCATCGAGCCTGCCGTCCACCTCCTGGGCGCCTGCATCGCGCTTGTTCAGGCGAACGGCGGTATCGACCTCGATCATGCGCGACCATGCCTGCACCAGCAGCTTGACGCCCTGGTCCCACTGCTGGGCGGCCTCCATGGCTGCGATGCCTGCGAGGGCGATCTGTTCACGGGCCTGTCGTTTTCGTTCCACGGCTAACCTCTTGCGAGTTTTCTCGCATGTCATGCAGTACGTTGCCAGCCCGTCCCAGTGGTGGGAGCAGAGGAAGAACTGGTCGAGGGTCTTTTCCTGCTCGCAGTCTGGGCAGCGCTTGTGTGTTTGGCCAGCCTTGCCACGGAAGCGGATGGGCTCGTTCACTGGCCCACCCAGACCTTGACGCAGCCACCCCGCACCGTGTCGTCCATCAGCTCGAACGAGATACGGAACCGGCTGTCGTCGATCCCCAGTGCGTCGGACAGGCCATCCAGTCCCGCCTTGCAGCTGGCCAGCAGGTTGTCGGCGTCTCGGATCTTGCGGTCGGGCGGGTAGAACTCCAGGCGCACGTCGAGCTTCTGGCCGTCCGTCAGTTTGGCTTTCATGCCCATGCCCAGCGCCACATACGCCCATTCGCTGCGCTGCAGGCGCTTGGCGTCGGACTTCAGGCGCCAGTGCTTGCGGTTGTTCGGTGACAACACACTGGCGGGCCATGATGCGAGCAGCGGCCGGGTCACTTGCACCCCGCGCAGATGAACGGCCTACCAGGCTGGCATGTGCCGCCAGCTACCGGGCGAGGCTTCCAGCACTTGGTGCAGGTCCGGCTCATGCGAGTGCCCTGTCCGCCTACGTGGACGCGCTTGTGCATCGGGCTAGACGCCATCGCCGTTCTCGTGGAAGGCTTCGGCCGCCATCTGCACCCGGACCAGCGGTTCCCCGTAGACCTTGGCGAACGCCTGCGCCATGGTCTGGTTCTTGGCCACAACACGGTCCGCTGCACTGTTGCGCAGGATCAGCGCCCGCGCCCTGTCGCGTCGAACATCGAACGTCGTGACCCCCTGCGTCACGTCCTCGCCATAGATCTCGTCGAGGTACAGGGCGAAGTTGATCTCTGCCAGGTCCTGCTTGGTCGTGCGCCTCATGCTTGCCTCGCTGCCAAATTGCCGATGTCACCGAATCGCTGGGGGCCGGATGACTTCGACCGCTCCCGCGTGTCGATTTCCTCGCGCTTGAGCATGGTTTCGTATGCGGGCATGGACTCCCCCGGGAATGGCTGGCGGAATCCGATGCGCTCGGCCCGCTTGATCAGCTGATCCCTGTCGCCCTCGTCAGCGATGAACGATTTTCGGCCGGCCACGAAAGACGTTCCCCGTGGAACATCCTTCAACGCGAAAAGGCCCTGCCATCCATTGGCCACCGACTGCGTGACAACAGCGGCCTGGTCCTTGCCGAATGCCGCAAGCTTCTTGGCCGCCTCCGGGAGGCTTGCAGGCTTCAGAGGCTTGCCGATGGATCGACGGTAGGCGGAGAAGGTTTCCCATGCCTTGAGATCCAATCCCGGCGTGTCGCGCGCAAGCGCGTCGGCCTTGGCCGTTCTCTGCTCTGTTCTGCTCTGCTCTGCTCTGCTCTTATCAGTCACGGTGACGTCACTGTGACGTTCTTGTGACGTTTCATTCTGTTCTTGCTTGAGCCTTTCCCTGTAAGCCCTTGTTCTTGTTGCACTCGAATCGCTCTCGTATTGGCGAGCCTCCCAGGCTACTGGCTGCCAATCCGCGTCGATCAATCCCACCTCGAGCAGGCGGCGCTTGGCCTCCAGCGCGGCATCGGGAGACAGCCCAAGAGCCTTCGCGATCATGCGATCACGGAACGCTTGGGACGGTGCCGCGCTGTCCAGGGTCTCGTTGCACTTGAGGCAAAGCAGCGCGATGAAATGGCGCTGGTCCTCGAACGCCAGCAGCTGCACCTTGGGGTCGCTGACGAACTCGGAATACATTCGAAACCAGGGGCGGGCCATCAGTGAATCAGCCGGTACTCGGCCACCACGGCATGTCCGCGTGTCACGCGGCGGGCCTCTATCCGGTGCCCTGCCCGCTTCAGGTCCCAGACTCGAGCGCCGAGGCGGAAGCACCCGAAGCGCCGCAGCGCGATGATCGGCGTGATTCCCTTGCCAGTGGCCATGTAGTCGAGGATGCGGTCAGCCTGCGAACGTGTGCTCATGCGGATCTCCGAGTGTTGTTCCGTGTCATGCCGCGGCCTCGGATGAGGGTGCCGGCTTGGAGTCTGCCTCCAGATAGGCCCGTAGCTGCGCGTAGCGCCACGAGGGCGGGCCATTCTCGGCGCGGGACCAGTGTAGGACCAGCTGGTGAGACTCGCCCAGCGCCTTCGCTAGAGCGTATTTGGTGCCGGCCTTTTTCAGCGCGGCTGCAAACAGTTCCTTTCCCATGGTCACACCATAGCAAAGTAAAATATTCACTGCCACCCCTTGCGTTACGCAAAAGGCTTTGCTAATCTCTCCCCATCGCCGGCCAATCCGGCAGGAGGTTTCAAGTGAGCTATCTCGACCGACTGATGCCCGAGGACGTGAAGGGCTACGACTGGGACCGCGAGAACGACCTGGCCGACCGGGCCGATCTCGAGAACGACGAGCGCGTGGCCGAGCGGTCACAGGCCGAGTTCGACGCGATGCCCGTGACGGTACACCTGACCCGGGCCGAGGCCAGCCACTTGCTGGCGCTGTCGTTGCAGTTCGGAATTGCCGAGCGCCGCGACACGGTGAGCCGCCAGATCAACAACACGGCCATGCGCAAGCTGGATGGGGCGCTGTCATGAACATCGAGAATGCCCGCCAATCTGGACGCCACGGCAAGTCGTGGGAACAGATCGAGCGCGAACAATACGCCGGCCCGCTCACGCTGCGCGAGTTTGCGCGTGATGCGAACTGGCCCGTGATTGTCACGCTGCTCGCGCTCGCCGGCTTCTGGTGCTGGGTTGGCTACAACATTGCCCAGTGGTGGCCGGCATGAATCCCGAAGTCGCTAACGCCCTGTGCGGGCTTGGCTGGTCTATCGGTATATGCGCAGTTGTGGGCTTCATGGCATGGCGCAAGACCCGCAAGCGGTGGCCCGAGGGTCACAGCGCCACCTACTGGCAGCACGGGAGGCGCATCCGTGGGGAGTGACTGGGCACAGCAGGAACTGTGCGAGCGCCAACGATTTGAGGAGGAGCAGGCGTTACTTCGAGCCGACGCCGGCTTCGATCTGTGGCTCGAATCTCTCGAACTGAAACACGAAAAGGACGACGACAATGGACCTGAACAATCTCGACTTTGACAACCTGGTTCCCTCGCAGAGCAAGTATCTGGCGAAGGGTGACGTGGGCGAGGACGGCCTGATCCTCACCATCAAGGGCTTCACGATGGAGTCCGTGAAGGGCGACGACGGCGACGAGGACAAGGTGGTCATGTACTTCGACGAGGACGTGAAGCCCATGATCCTCAACCGCACCAACTCCCAGCTGCTGGGCGTGGTGACGGGATGCAAGAACGCTGGCGACGCCCGGGGCAAGCAGGTGGTGGTGTACAACGACCCCACCGTGGGATTCGGCGGCAAGATCACTGGCGGGCTGCGGATCAAGAAAGTGGCCGGTGCCCCGATGCGTCCGGGCCGTCAGCCGGGCGGCATGTCGGCGCAGGCTTCTGAAGTGCCGTTCTAGCCATGAGCCTCTACAGTCTCACGGAACAATACCGGCAGCTTCAGACGCTGGCCGACTCTGAGACGGATATCCCGGAGGACGTTCTCCGGGATACTCTCGAAGGGCTCGGCGGCGAACTGCAACTGAAGGCCCAGAACGTCGCCCGGTTCATCGCGAACCAGGACGCCATGGCCGACGCCATCGACAACGCAGCCGCAGCCATGGCCGTGCGTGCCAAGCGCCTGCGGTCGCGCACCGAGTACCTGCGCAACTACCTGCTCACTAACATGCAGGCGGCCGGCATCCAGAAGCTGGACAGCCCGGAACTGGTGGTGCAGGTGAAGAAGAACCCCGCCGCCGTGGTGGTGTTCGATGAGGCATCGGTGCCGGCCGAGTTCATGGTGCAACCACCGCCACCGCCACGGCCTCCTGCGCGACCGGACAAGAACAAGATCAAGGATGCGCTGAAGTGCGGGCAGGATGTGCCTGGGTGCCGTCTCGAGCAGGGCGTCAGGCTGGAGGTCAAGCCCTAATGGCTAGGGTATTCCTCAAGCGCACCCTGTCGGGGTTCGTGCCCGTGGACGAGGGCGGAGCAGAGGATGCCCGCAAGTTCGCCGTGGGCCAGATCTACCGCGCCGAGATCGTGAAGCCGCGCAGCTATCAGCATCACAAGCTGATCATGGCGCTGCTCACGCTCACGTATCAGAACCTGCCCGAGCGCTTGGGCAACCGCTGGCCCTCGTTCGATCACTTCCGCAAGGCCATCGCGGTCGAGGCTGGGCACTGCGAGGAACTGGTTTCCTCACAGGGCGAAGTCTACCGCATCCCGGGCAGCCTGTCCTTCGACTCACTGGACGAGCTGGCCTTCACGAAGGTATCGGCCGGGATGATGACCATCTGCGCGCAGATTCTGGACATGAGCGAGCCTGAACTGGCCGGCGAAGTGTCCCGCTATGCCGACGACCGCTATGGCCGAGAAGTGGCTGCGGTTGCTCGGTGCTAACCAGGTAACTCATCGGACCCACATATGAAACGAGCAATCTACCTGGAACCCTACGAGATCGAGACCGTAGCGCAGGCATTGG